ATCATGGTAAAGCTGATCCCGGTGCAGGCATGAAAGGTATGATTAGTCCAGCAGATACCAAGCAATTTGGCACTAAGAAAAAAGTAGGGAGCATGAAATGAGTTTAAGAAAAGCTATCGAAGAAGTAAGACAAAAATCTTACAGTGAAAAAATGCAAGAAGAACTTGAGCCGATTGAAGAAGCTACTAATATGTTTACCGATGATAGAGTTGGATTTCAAATTGATAGATTTGCTGGAAAAACTGGACCAACTTTTCAAATCAACTATGGAAGAGGTAAGGGTAAACATATTCAAATTCCAAAGAGTGATATGAAAAGAGTTATTACTCAAATGACAAAAGCAATGAATGCAAAGTAGGAGATAATAATGATAGATTTCTTTCAACTAAGAAAACAAATAAATGAAGATCAATTTGGAACTTTCTTCATAAAGTTTGAAGGAATTAAAAATCCTAGTAAAGTCGATATGGCTTATGAACGAGAAACACAATATACGTTTGGTGCCTTAATGGAAGATGCTGATATTGAAATGGACGGTGAACCAGAATTTGCAGGCAATGTATTGAAAGTTTATGCTGATAAGTCTGAAATGAAAAACATAAACAAATTTTTAAACGCGAGAAACAAACTTGCAAAAGATACACAAGCGATGATGAAGAAAGGCGCAAAGGTTTTATCTACTAAAGAAATAGAAAAACTATATGAAAAAAGAGCAGATCATTTTTATGTAACTGCGGTATTAGGGAAGATGGCAAATCCAAACACTACTCCAAAGTATTCAATTCAAAAATTTATGAAAGAGAATTAATATGCCACTAGATCCAAAAGATGGAATAGGTTCTTACATTAAAGACTTTAAAAAGTCAAAGGCACCGCAGTTCAAAGGTAAGAGCGAAAAGAAAAGAAGAGAGATGGCGATTGCAGCATATCTTGATGCCAAGCGTGGACCACAAGAAGCAAAACTTGCAGGAAACACTATTAAATTATTTGGCCAAAGTAATAGACCAAAATCATTTGCCGAGCTTTCAATGAAATTAAGAACGAAGGCAAAATTACAAAGAGCTTTAGTTGGACCGAGTAAGAAAGCTAAGCCTGATATGTTTAGAACTACAGGAAAACGTGCAAAAGAAATTGATAGAAAAGCAAAGATATTAACTACAGTTGCAAAAGCTGATGATACTAGAAAGCAACTATTGAAGAGAGCTTTAAATAAAGAAAATACAAACTTTAAAGTAGAGATTGAAGGTTTACCAATTATGTACATGAAAGCTAAAACTCCCGGTGAACTAAAACAACAATTACGTAAGATTGTAAAGCAGCCATCATTGATAAAAGATGTTGATAGAATAGAAAAAGCTAAAGTAAGAAAAGCATTCAGACAAAAGGCACAAGGTAGAGAAGTTGCAGAGTATATGTATGATTACGGTACACCTGAATCTGTAAAGCTTATGAAGAAAATTACACCCGGCCAGAAAGAAGGTACAGATGCACCAAAAGGTCCGGAGTCTTATGAAGCTCAATACAAAAGAAGACTTGTAAAAACTACAGATCCTGAACATAAAGCAAAAGGATTTAAATATAGAATTAAAGGCAAGAAAGATAGCAGCCTTACAAAAAAATTATATAAGACTAAACCCGGGCAAGCCGAGTTTAACAAACAAATGAAAAGGATAGCAGGTCATGAGTTTGGATAGATTTAAAAAATTTAAAGAAGAATGGATAGATGACATATGTGAAACCAGTGATCTGTATGACAATTTAGAAATCACAGAAGCGGAATATCAAGGAAAGACAGTTAAATTAAATGATCCTATTAGAACTTCTGAAAACCCAAATAAAAAATTTAAAGTATACGTAAAAGGACCAAGTGGTAAAGTAGTAGTTGTAAGATTTGGTGATCCTAATATGAGTATTAAGAGAGATGATCCAGCAAGAAGAAAATCATTTCGTGCAAGACATAATTGCGACAACCCAGGTCCGAAACATAAAGCACGTTATTGGTCGTGTTTCCAATGGCGAGCAGGAGCAAAGGTGGACAACTAATGATTAAACATTGGATAAACGAAAGAATTAAAGAAAGAACATCAATGGACGGTGCGGTATGCATCGCTCTTGGTTTAATGATTTTATTTTTATCACCACTAGCAAAGATTGCTGCAGGACTTGCAATTGCTTATGGTATATGGACAATATGGAAAGCTGAGTAATGGCGAAGTTATTTAAAAGTGTTACGATACATGAACCTGTTAAAAAAGGTACATCAATTGGTCGTAAACCTATAACTTCAACAATGAATAAAAGTAAGAAGAGAAATTTTAAAAGATACAGAGGTCAAGGAAAATGAGTGTCAAAAACCTGACAGAAAAGTATAGTCAAGTTTTCTATGGTGTCAATATTTTGACATCGCATAAATATATTTATGGACAAAGACCTCATAGAACAAATATTAAGGGATTACAGTAATATGGCTCAAAGCGAGACAACTGAATCAAGACTTGATAGGATAGAGCAAAAGATAGATAAGCTCGCCGACGCTATGATTTCTTTAGCAAGAGCAGAGGAGAAAATCATAGCATTACAAGACGATCACGAAAACATGAGAGAAAGATTAAATAAACTTTCTGTTAAGTTAGACGAAATTCAAAAAACAGTTGATGATAATTCAAGAACTGTTAGCATTATAAATAAAGTAGTATATGTGGCAGTAGCCGCAGCTATAGGAACCTACGTAACTCACGTATGGATGTAAAGGAGAAAAAAATGGAAGAAAATTTCAAGTATCATATACCTGAAGATATTCCAGCAAATGAAAGAACCGCCTTTCATGGCGCAGCAGCTGCAGCCGCAAAAGCCGGTAAGAAAAATTTCAACTTTGGTGGAAAGACTCATCCGGTAACTATGAAAAAAGATACAGCAAAAGCTATAACTAGCGATACTAAAAAAGAAGCACTTGACAAGAAAGATGTTAAGACTGTTAAAGGAGTAATCAAAGGATTAAAGAAAGCCGTTGCTACTCATAGCAGTCAAGTTAAAACATTAACTAAAGACATTAAAGATGATGTTAAAAAGGAAAGCACTATGACTTTCAGAGAAAAACTAATGTCATTATATGAAGGCGATAGAAAAGCGCATTATAAAGGTGCCACTGAGCCGGAAGGAATGCATGATAAAAGTAAATCTTCTAAGGGTGCTATGGATATGATTAACACACCTAAAGAAGTTGCAGCTGATGGTAAAAAAGTCAATGATGACAATGCAGCCAAAGCCGCGGAAAAGAAAATGGGTAGAGCGAAGAAAAGGTCAGGTGGAGACAATGTATCAGGCGGAGATCAAAAGATTGTACCCGGCGGAACACCAATGAAAGAACCTTCAATGGCAAAAGAAGAATATGGAATGTTCGGAAAGAAAGTAAATAAAAATTTACTTGACGCGGTTGAAAAGGTAACTAATAACGAAGGAAAATAATTATGGCTATATCACCTCCAAATTTTCAGAAAGATGCAATACCAACTCCAGCAGGTTGGAGACATCCAAGAACTAATGAACTTTTAGTTTCAAGAAAAATAAGTGCTGATGACATTAACGAGTACTATGGTATCAAACCAGAAGTTACTATGTTAAAGGAATCTCCAACTAATGTTCAAGAAGCTAAAGACGAATTGTATGGAGACATCACTGAAGAAGAAGATAGTTTAATGAGTAAAACTAAACTTGAACTTGAAGCAATTGGCAGAGAACACGGCATAGAACTTGATAGAAGAAAAAATAAAGCTGATTTGATTGAGGAATTGAAAGAAGTTATTTAGTCTTAATATATAACTATATGTTGAGATTTAAAGAGCTAAATGAAAAGAACGTATTGTTATACGCCGCTAAGCATTATAATAATCCAAAGTTCGCAGATATTGATGACTTTCACGAAGACTTAAAAAGATTTAAATATATTAAAAGATTATTAAATCGTTATATTGAATCTGATGAATTAGCTGAACGACTTATATTAAATCATTTAATTGTTATATTTAATATGTTTGGTATTGAAGCTGCTTTGAATATATTGGAGTTAAAGTTAGAAAGTAAACATTGGCCGGTGATAAAACCATTTTTAATATTTTTAAGATATATTAAAAATGATGAATATACTGGAATAACAATGGACCCTACAGTGGTTGACGCTTTAAGGAAGATTTAATGGGATTAATTAAAAGAGCAGCTGACTTAGCATATACGTTTAGATTCATACGTATGATGGCTATGGATTGGAAAAGCTGGGATGCATATAAATTAGGTATCATTGATGAAAATGGTAATAGACAGAGAGATGTAAAATTGGATAATGATGAAAAAAAGTCTGCTTATACTCCTTTTGTTCGCCTTGCCGCTAACCTCAAAAGGCTCGTTGCAAAAGTTCCAGGGGGTGGATCTAGACTTGGATCTTTTGCGTCCGCGCTCTTTCTCATTAAAGAAAAAGTCGGCCAAAAAGGAATAAAAACTATATGTAAAGAAATGGACATCGATGTTTTAGATTTTTTAAATGAGAAGAATGAATGGTTTTTATTAGATGAAAAACAATTATCGCCGGGAATATACAGAGTTAAAAATCCAAAATTACTTAATGGGTCATGCGCAGAAATGGTTTGGCCAAAAGATCAAATAAGAGTTCAAGATGAATGCTTTCCAATAGGTGATGTATTTGGTATTGATATATATGAAGCAACTCATGTTAATACAGATAAGCAAGTTTATGTTGCAACTAGTGAGTTAATAAGATGAGAATAGGTGGAAGGCAAAAAGGAAGTAAAGTAAAACCATATTCACATGTTGTTGTACAGCCAAGTGCACCAAGATCGAGATATACATTTGCTTATTATAGTTCTG